TCTTGGGTATTCAATAAACTACGATGGCGATTCGTACATCTACATAGCCATACGCCGTGGCCCGATGAAAGTGCCTACGGATGCGACTAAGGTGTTTTTGCCAACTGCAAGAACAGGAACAGGAACTAACACAACAATTACGACAGGATTTGTGAATGATTCTGTTTGGAGTAGCCAACGCCCGGGGGGATATAGGGGTGTCTTTGATAGACTGCGCGGCGCAAACATCTTGTTGTTTCAAAATTCAACAGGTGCGGAATCTACCTACACCAATACCTTAACAGGATTTGATAACAATACGGGAGTTAATGTTGGTGTTGATTCTGGTTGGGGTGGTATTAACTTAAGTGGTACAGCAGAGGCAACGTATAGTTTTGGCCGCGCCCCCGGCTTCTTTGATGTGGTTTGCTATACGGGGACGGGAAGTGCAATAACTTTAAATCACAACCTTGGGGTTGTTCCTGAAATTATAATAACAAAGAAAAGAATAGATAATACTGGTTCTGGCTCTGCTGGTTGGATTGTTATGTCTTCCGCATATTCAGGGGGTTTTATTTCTGGTGGTTCCACAAGTTTTGGTCAATTACAGTCTTCTGCTGCTGTAAATATAGGGGCGGGTAGTTTTTTACAATCTACGCCAACATCAACTACGATACCTCTTCTAGGTACAAATTATGCTGCGACAGATGCGTTCGTCGCCTACCTCTTTGCAACACTCGCTGGCGTTTCCAAAGTCGGCTCATACACAGGCAACGGCACAACCCAGACCATCAACTGCGGCTTCACAGGCGGGGCGCGGTTCGTACTTATCAAGCGCACTGACTCAACGGGTGATTGGCGCGTAGTAGATACTGCCCGTGGTATGGTTTCTGGCACTGACCCATATTTAAGCTTAAATAGCACTGCTGCCGAAGTAAATGCCAATAACGTTTACACCGTAACAACGGGTTTCCAGTTGGTTAGCTCCGATGCCAACTTTAATGCAAATGGCGGTTCCTACATTTTCCTTGCGGTGGCCTAGACATGAACAGCGGGGTTTATCACATTAAAAATTTATCTACAGGTGTAGTCTATTACGGACGCACCATAGACTGGTCTTCTCGCCGCCGTAGGCATTTATCAGACTTGAGAGCGGGTCGGCACATGAACCCACGGCTTCAACATTCGTGGAGTACACGGACAGAAAAAGAGTTTGATTTTGCTCTTGTGTGGCCCTCTGAATCTGAAACATTGGATGAATTAGAGTCTTTTGTTTTGGATTTTACTTTTGACACAGGTAAGTTATATAACGCGCACAAAAACTCTGTTGGTGGGTTTCTTGGTCAGAAACATTCTGAAGAAACTAAACGCAAATGGGGTAATGCTAGGCGGGGGAAAAAAGCATCAGAGCAAGCCAAAGCAAGAATTAAAGAAGGCTTGTCAAAAAGTGAAAGTGCAAAAAAACACCAAGTTTGGCTGCAAACCCCAGAAGCAATTGCAGATAGATGTGCAAAAGCAGCTACATCAGAAATTAGGGCCAAAGCTGTTGCGACACGCAAAGCAAATGGGCATGAGCCTAATTGGGAGCAAGCTAGGCAAAAACAAATTGAGATTGCAAGACAAAATCTATTTAATGCCTTGGATTGGGCTGAAGCAAACAAAGCAACAAGAGACAAAGCTATTCAAAAGTTTGGTAGTTCTTGGGGTTCTTTAAAGAAATTCCAACCTGAGTGGGAAGCTATTAATGGCACACTCAATTTACCTAAACGGGCATCTGGAAAACGGATTAAGGAGTAATTCATGCAAGTAAGAATTCAATCAACAGGCGCGGTAATGTACGAAGCAGAGTTTCGTGCATACCAAAAAGCCAATGGTGGCCCAGCGTGGGACACAACAACAACCGAAGTCTTGACTGCACTAGGTGCTGATGTAGTCTTTGAAGGCCCACAAGCGACTGGCGGGACGGTCTACCAATTCAGCCAAGCGGCTGGGGTTGAGCAGATTGATGGCAAGTGGTACACCAAGTACATCCTCGGCCCTGTCTTCACTGATGGCGAGACAACCGCTGCCGAGCAAGAGGCTGCGTACAAGGCCAGCAAGGACGCAGAGCAAGCCAAGTCGGTACGCACCAGCCGGGATGACAAGCTGACTGAGACTGATTGGCGGTTTCGCAGTGATATGACACCTTCACAGGCGTGGAAAGATTACTGCCAAGCCTTGCGAGACATCCCAGCACAGGCTGGATTTCCTTGGACCATAACTTGGCCTGACGCACCATGAGCGATATTGACATCAGATTGACGAGCCACGAGGCCGTTTGTGCTGAGAGGTATGCACAGATCAATGCGCGGCTCAAGCGGCTGGAAGGCGTGATTATGAAGACCACGGGCGTCTTGATCGTCAGTATGTCAGCCATCGTCTACGCATCTCTGACCTTTGGACGATGATGTGCAATAGGCGGGATAAATGATTGACGTAACCAAAGCCATTGGAGCAGTCGCAGCCAGCATTGCAGCCATTGGCGGCGGTTACACGTTGGCAGACAAGTTTGGCTGGTTTGACCGAGCTATCCTTGAGTGGTCACCAGAGCATTTTAAAATTGTGGCAGCGGCGGGGCAACCTATCAATGTGACAGTAGCCCGGATTAAAAAGCGGGATGACTGCTCCGTGGAGAGTTTTACCCCCAGCATCCGTGACGCAGCGGGTATGGTGCATGAGGCAACGACTACGGCGAGCAAGTTCAGCGGCCCCGCTGGGCCAACAATTGACACGTTTACATACCAACTCACAATGGTGAGAAAAGAAAAGATTGCACCGGGTGCAGCCACATTGCTGGCAACGATCAAGTACAAATGCCCGGAGGGTGAGCGCGTTGTGCAATACCCCCGCCATGCAAACCTGAGTTTTGACCTAAAGGGCTGATTATGATTACTCTGTTTACTACACTGGTTAGCTTCCTTGCCGGTGGTTTACCCAAGCTGCTTGGGTTCTTTCAAGATCGTGCTGACAAGAGCCACGAGATGGCAATGGCGCGACTCCAGACTGAGCGTGAGTTGGAACTCCGCAAAGCTGGCTTTGAAGCCCAGCAACGGGTGGAAGAGATCAGGGTAGAAGGGCAGATGATTGAGGCGGCATCAGCCGAGCGCAGCGCACTGTACGCCCACGACATAGCCATTGGGCAGGGTGCAAGTCAATGGATGATCAATCTCCGTGCTGGTGTTCGGCCCCTTATCACCTATGGCCTGTTCCTCCTGCTGGTGTTCGTTGACGTTGCTGGGTTTGTCTACGCTTGGAAGCACGGTGTAGATTTCCAGATCATGCTGGACAACATTTGGGATGACGAAACTCAAATCATTTGGGCATCTGTGATTAGTTTCTGGTTTGGAAGCCAAGCGTTCAGCAAGAAATGAAAATATCAGCGCGGGGGATACAACTCATCAAGCATTGGGAAGGTGTCCGTTACCGGCCATATACTTGCAGTGCGCGTCTTTTCACCGTAGGAGTTGGTCATGTTTTATACCCCGATCAAGGTCGTTTACCTCTGGATCAAAGAGACGCTTACCCGCTTAAAGCGGAAGACAACCGCGTATTTTCAGGAGCCGAAGTAGATGGAATCCTTGGTGCTGATCTCCAGCGATTTGAAGTTGGGGTTGCCAAACTTTTTCCTGTGGGTCTTACCCAAGGTCAAAATGATGCTCTTGTTAGCTTTGCTTTTAATCTCGGTCTGGGCGGCGTACAGCGATCAACCCTCCGTCAGAAGGTTCTTCGGGGAGAGGTTGAAGCGGCGGCAGACGAGTTCTTGAAGTTTACACGGGGCGGGGGTAAAATCCTACCGGGGCTAGTCAAGCGCAGAAACGATGAACGTGCCCTGTTCTTGTCTTAGGTTAGGATTTACATGAAAAAAAGTAACTCTCAAACTGGGGTAGTCAAAAAAGCATCGGGGGGAGGCTTGTATGCCAACATCGCTGCAAAGAAAACAGCGGGGTTCCGATAATGGCATTGTTACGACTCCCTTTCAAGCCAGGCGTTGACAAGCAGAACACCGAGTACGGTGCGGAAGGCGGCTGGGTGGACAGCGACTACATCCGGTTTCGCTACGGCCTGCCGGAAAAACTAGGGGGATGGACGGACTTCGGGGAAACCGTTGTTAATTTTGTCGGGCTAATTAGCGACATTTTTACGTGGAGTGGGCTGGACGGCGAGCCCTATGCTGC